TGAAGGAAAAAAAATCAAGGAATTTTCAACAGGTTCCCACTGTACGCTATGAGCGAGGTGTATAGAGGCTTTATCTGTTTTTGGGGGTGATAGTACCTCTGACTGTGGTTTAGGCTCTAGAAACACAATATTTCCACACTTTTTTGGGGCTTTAAGATAAAATACACCTGATAAATAGTTATAAGGGTGTGTATGTACATTGTTTCGTGATCCAGGTGGATTTATCATACTCCACATGCCAGTCATCTCAGGAACATAATTGGGTTTAACGTCAAGGTGATTAAAACAGTCTTTGGCATATTTAAGAATGTCACCCACTAAAGGATGAAACTTTTTAATATTATATATTTCATCATGACTATGCCAACCACCGACATTGGACCGCGGCATACCCATCTCATCTTTTTCGCGTAGTTGATAAATGTTATCTATAAGATGTTGGTGGCCTTTTAATTGTAGTGAAAATACGGGGGTAATAAATAGAGAATGTAAGTTAATCAGAGTTGTCCTTTCGTGACCTCCATAAAACTAGCTATAATGTGCACCTGATTGGCAGCATTAGCTTGAACTTTAAGAACATCACTTTCTTGCAGAACTAAAGGTTGAGTCAATAATTCTGTTGTTGTAACTGTAGCAACACTCTTTGCTTTGAATACTTCAAAGGTTGCAGCGCCTCGGACAACTTCAACATCAACTAAAGTTGTTGAACCAGAGTCATTACAAATTAAAAGAGATTTTACTACATCCGTAGTAGGCGGAACGGGCGGTGTTGCACCAGCATCAGCCGTAGGAACCGTTATAATGGTTGTTAAATCTGTTGTGGTGATATCCACCATTGCGCTTTTAAAAGTATTAGCCAAGGAAAAAAGCCTCCGACTGTGATTGTTCTTTTAAATCTTGTTGGTAGTTTGTGTTAAGTAAAAGAATAATTTGATCTAGTAATGCAACCATTTGATCAAACTGATTAGCATCGTATTCTGGTGTTGCGTTTGGTAATCTTGTAATTGTTATTTTAGCCATTATCTTCTTCCATCTGGTCTAAGTTGTAACTTTGTTGATCCAAGTCTCCAAGCTGTGTCATTAACTGTGTTAGTTTCATATTTAATTTTAACCGCTCTACCTCTACCTCTTACATCAATTTTTTCTGTAGTGTTAGTAATACTGCCTGTCGTAGTTACGTTAGCTGCAGATTGTGGGTATTGTTCTAATGTTAAAGTAGCTGTCATTGTATTAGCTAAGTTATCAAAGTCAGGTACTAATCTACTGACCGACATGAGCTCATCACCATCAGCAATTTCAACAGAACCTGTTGTTAAAAAAGCAGAAATAGCTGTGCCATCTGCTTGGTTATTACCAGATTCATGTTCATAAATGTAAGAAGCTCCTGCAGTCAAACCTAATATAGTAGATACATTTGCTGTTATAGAAGCATCATATTCTGTAGCGATTGGCTGTTCATACACATAAGCTCCAAGCCATGTTGTTCTACCAAGATTAACAGTGTACCAAGTATTTTCTAAATAGTTATAAGCAACTGCTCTATCTATTTGTGTAGCATTTGCTGAAGGATAATACCAAATAATTTCATTAAAGGCAGTGTTGATACCACAAGCAATATCAGCTTTGTTCGTATAACTTAAATCATCAAAAACGTAATCCTGTACAGAACATGGCATTTTTTTAACAACACCATCATACATGTAAAAAGAATTATCAGACATCCAATAAGAACGACCATTTATTTCTACCGCTGCATGTTGAGCAATAAGACCGCAGTTAGCACCGAGTTGTCTTAAACCAAAAGTAAAAGGTGTGCCAACAAACTGAACACCGTGAAGTGAGGTATCTGTCCAAACTAATATTTGACCTGATGATTTAACGGCACCTACTATTCTAGAACCATCAGATATACGAAGAGAACCTGCTTCGTTTGTTGCTACTGGTGTATAATCTGTGGCATCTTCTCTGTCAGAAAATCTAAACAGTAAATCGTCTTGAGTAGCATTATTACCTATGGTTGTTTCTGTACCAAAAATCATTAAATGTCTTGTGTCGGTAGATACTAAACTAAAACGTGAAGCAGTAGGAGCATTAGATAAGGCTGTGGCTCTTGCAGTTATTGATCCAGAAATATCTTTTATAAATGTGCCTCCATCTAAAACAGTAGCAATTAAATCTTCACCAAAATTATCTAAAGACCAATTACGTCCTGCAACAACAACGTTTGAAGATGATCTTGGTGTATTCCAAGTACTTAAATTCCATGTTAATGTTCCCCAACCATATCCGTAAGTTGAAGCAGTAGGACCTGTATTAATTTGATACACAGCATTACCTGTTCCACCACCACCTGATGTTGATCCAGAGGCCGTGCTCGTATGCGTTACTGTATAAGTGCTCGAAGAGGGAACTGTAATAACTTCAAATTCTTGATTCATGTCTAATCCATCTATTGAACTAAAAGAATCAAAAGTAACAAAATCACCTACTAAAGCGCCATGACTAGCGTCTGTGACTGTGACTGTTGTTGTGCCATTTGTTGTAAAAGGATTTGTCAAAGCTGCTGTTTCTCTAATGGGAGTAATATCGTAAACTTCACCTTCAGAATATAAATATAGTTTTCTATCAGTGCCTAAAGCAAGATATCTGGTTCCGTCCAAACCAATCCAGCTATGCGTATCACGGACCACGCCAACGATAGCTTTATTAGGATTTGGTAAATATGACCAGCCTTTCCATCTTTCAGGCTTTCCGTAGTGAAATCGAACAAAATTAGAGTCAACGTATTTACGTTGATCCCCTGCTGAATAAGCGGTGTCTTGCTTGTCAATGCCTGGTTGGAACTTTAAATCAACTAATTTCATGTTGGAGTATACTAAATTATTTATTGTTTTGTGGCAAGAATTGAGTACCTACATGACCTCTAAATGAGTAATTACCCATGTGTGTCATACCACTAGCAATATCAGCATATATTTTACCACCTATTTTTTGCCATAAACGACAAAAAGCATAGTCTTCAGATAAATATCTTTTAGTATCTGGCTCTATCATTGTATCAAAAAAAGCATAGTTCCAATCAGAATTGTCATGATATCCAAACGTTTTATCATGAGGGTCTCCTAAATGTTGATCAGATTTAAATCTAAGATGAGGATACGCCAACGCCATTTTTTTAAAAACGTTTCTTTTTATTAACATAAAACCTGTTGCACCATCTAATACTTCAATAAAACCTTTATTTACAATTACTTTTTTTGGATTTTTAATATTTAAATTGTATTGCAAGGAAGCTGCGTGTAGCTCGTCCTCTTTAATATTTGGATTGTCTTTTACTTTTTTAATAGCTCTTGTCCAATCAATGACTTTTCGTGGATATACGCCTGTTACCACATCTTCGTCTAAATCTAACATACGAAAAACTGATTGAGGATCAAAAGATAAATCAGCATCTATAAATAAAAGATGAGTATATTTTTCCTCGTCCATAAATAATTGCACCAATGTGTTACGAGCTCTCGTCACTAAAGACTCATTACCAATAGTTCCAAATTGTAATTCTACTTTTTTTTGCGAGGCTAGAGCCGTAAGTTGTAAACAGCTTTTAAAGTAATCAGCTGTAAGCATGTTGCCATAGCAAGGCGTGCCAATAAAAACTTTATTCATTTTCTTTATAAAAAATATTTAATGTATACCTGTTAGAACTGTCACCAAAAGATTGTAAGTCGGAGTGCAGTATTTTTGCACCATTAAAAAACAATGCTCTGTTTTCCACAAAACCAATATGTGAAGATAATTGATTATTGTGCATAAATCCTGTTCCGTTGTTAAAAAGTGGTTCGCCTTTTACAAATAAAAGAAAGTTAGCTACACTCCCTTTATCATCATCTACATGAAACAAAGGTTCTTTGTTATTTTCTCGTAAATGTGCACACACGGCTATTGGTTCAAGATTTCTATGCGGAAAAAAATATTGTTTAATTAATTTAAGTAAGGGATCATCACAAATACTTTTATCAAAACTATGTCGCATGCCGTATAGTTGACCCTCTGGATTTTTTACTTCCTGATATTCTAATTTTGTTACGGTATCTTGAAGAGACTTTAACGTAGCCTCATCTAAAAAATCATCAAGGTACATAACAAATTTTGTTTGTTTATTGTGTTGCATAATTATTTATAATTTTTCTTTTTCCAGATTTTATTTTTGTAAGCTCCAAATGACGATGTTATAGTTTTAAAATTATAAAAATGTACTTTTTCTACTAAACTATTATCTTTAACAATATTCATTTTCCAATTTTCTCTTTTAAAAGGAAACACTAAACAAATAGGATCGCCTTTTTTTAACATTTTTTTTTGACCTTTGCTTGAATCCCAATCCGTTAAAAAGAAAGGAAAGTTTACAAAATTTTCGTATATGTCAGTATCTACAATACCAGTAACCAGCCTAAAATCTCTTTTTTCTGTATTAAAAGGAGAGGTAAATAAACAACTATAACCTGGAGGAGTCTTTATCAACCAAGGATTAGAAAATTTAAGAGCCATAGGTATTTCATTAGGATAAACCATAGACTTACTTATTTGTTCATTTGCATGATCAGTAATACCAACATTCATTTTATTCATCCAATCATCATCGGCTGCAGCTGATTGAATACCTCTTCTTGATGGTACTACATCTAATTGAAAAGTATTTTCTTTTGGATCTGTGGTCTTTATAAACATAAAATCTATAGGAGATAAAATAGCATATCCCATCGTAACACTATCTAAAACAGGCTGACACTGTTTCACTGTCGTATGTAATATTTTTGATGAATAAATATGATTTGTTAGTTCTTTATACCAATTAGGCACAACTTTTTTTATAGGAACAGGATGTTCATCAATTAAATCAGCATATTGACTTATAAATTTTATTTCATTGTTTAGCATAATCCACCTTTAAATATTCTATTTTTTTTAACCAATCTTTTGGTATTGCTATTGCACCACCCCCTGTGATGTCTTCTTTATCTTTACTGTAAGATCTCATAATAATTATTTTTTCTTTTCCGTTATGTATCATCCAACCCACCTCTTGGCAAACGGCCAACGGAGCACCAATCACTTCTTTTATATCTAGCCAACCTGTTTCTGTATCACGGGCATCGAGCCACGTCACACGGACCATAGGCACTTTGTTAATGTCAATCATTAATAGATTCTTTTTTCTTTAAATCTAAATTAAAAGAAACAGATCTTCTCTCTTCATTTTGCGTTCGAAATGGATAGACACCATGAGATAACCAAGCAGGAAATAAATATATTGCACCTACTTCAGGAGTTGCTTGATGTTTATGACCACTAAATGTAGCCGCTTGACCACAATGCCAAATTATATCTCCCACACACGGATAATGATCTTCTTTTGCATATTCATCTTTTAAACTTGGAGGTACTCGTAAATAGATCACACCAGATAATTGACCTTGATGTATATGAAAAGGATTAAAGTCTCCCGCCCACTGGCTCACGACCCACATAGATTCAATAATCATTTTACCAACATACTCAGGTGAAATAGTATCACTAGCAGGTGGTATAGAAATGTATTGTTTAACTATTTGACCTAATGCACCTATTAAAGGTTCAAAAGTTTTACTTCCTAAATCTTCTTGAGGGTAACGAACTTCTTTTTGAACATTACCAGCTAAGTTCATTGAATGATCATATTTTTTTGACAGTTTATTATCATCTAATAACTCTGTAGCTCTATCGTCTAAAACTTTAATTAAGCTATCAGGTAATTTTCCTTGTAATATTGTCGGACCGAATGGTCTAATGGCATGAAATTCTACTTCAGTTGACATGCTTTTCCTTTCTACTTGCAAATATCTATTGTCATATAGCAATAATTTGCCTATAAATATATAATTAAATAGGCTTATTTATCCAAGGGCAGCCTCCTTGCATACGACAATCACATAAATTGCAGGTTATTAGGAGATTATGCTTAAAGGTTTACGAGGAATATTAGAAAAAGGTCTGCAGATAGCAGCACCTATTATTGGCGGTTCCATGTTTGGAGCGCCTGGAGCAATGTTTGGCTCAGGTATCGCATCATTATTATCAGGTGACAAAGCACAAGATGCTTTAATTAAAGCAGGTCTTTCTGGCATAGCAGGATACAGAGGTGCAGACCAAACAAGTTTGATAGACAGAGCATCAGGTCCCGTGCAAGAGACTGTTAGAAGAGTAACTAATCAACCAAACACTGATCGCAATAAAAACATGGGTAGCAAAAGTAATTTTCTTTTTGATTTATTTAAAGAAAGAGGCAGTGACGACAATCCAAAACCTTCTTTTGGTATGCAAGCGATATCAGCAGGCTTACCTGCATACTTATCTTACTTAGCAGCAAAAGAAGATGCTAAAAAACCAGGACCCGAAGATCCAAGTAAATACATGAGCGCAGTAGATACGATGTATGGTGGACAATTTGAAAGACCACCAGAGGAAAGACGA